CGGTGAGCGGTTTGAACTCATCGTAGGAGAGACTCTTAAGGACGAGCGTCGCGGTCTTAAGCACACCCGGAATCTCAACAACGATCCCGAGTTTTGCCCGAAGACACGGAGTTTCAGCATATGCCCGGTAGAGTACACCATCATGGTCAGGATGTTTTGTCAAACGTTCGTCGGTCTTATGGAGGACAATCGCGAAAACGGAGAAGCACAAATCGGTATCGATCCTTGCTCAAATGAATGGACAGTCCTTTTTAATCAATTAAAAGAGGTCTCTCCGTTTGTTATCGCAGGTGATTTTGGAAATTACGATCGAGGCAACCCCGCTGAAAACCTTGCCTGTTCTGGGCGAATTATCAACGCGCTGTATGATGATGGATCAAGAAACCAGAAGATCAGACATACGATGATGATGATGGCATACAACCATCTCTCATTGATTGATAATCTGGTTATCATCATCGAACAAGGTCTTCCATCCGGCTACCCGCTCACGAGCCCCGTCAACTGCGTAGATAATGACATCTACAAGTACCATGTCTGGCTTCTCACCGCCCCCCCGGCCCAACGCACGCTGATCGCATGTGATAAGGCGACTCGCTCCAAGTACTACGGAGACGATCACTTACATGCTGTTAAGCCAGAGGCCCTCGAATTCTTCAACACCCAAACAATTGGAGCAGTATTCGAGCAACATGGGATCACATACACGGATGCTGAGAAGAACCACTGGAGCTGCGCTGCACCATATGTTCCCCTTGAAGAGGCGGAATTCATGAAGCGCGGTTTTGTGGTAGATGAACGAACTGGCTATGTCTTAGCCCCACTCTCTAAGGATACAATTGAGAATAGGGTTAGGATGTATATGACCTCACCATACGTCGAACATGATGAAATGGTGACTGAACTGATGGAGAACTCACTGCGCGATGCTTTCATGCACGGCAGGGAGTATTTCGACTACATCACGAACAAGTTCAGGTCAGCACTGGACCAGGCCGATCGGATTCATCTCATGCCAGTCATGTCCTTCAGTAGCGAACAGCGAAACTGGGATTTGAAGTGTAACGGAGACATCACTGAGCGATATGCGTACGTCAACGGACAATCTTACGGAGTGTGACGACATCTATGTAACCTGCAACAACAACAACAACAGAACACAGTCTCATTATTTATGAATGTGGATGCCCTCTGGATTTCTTAACTGATATTCACTAGGAGAGCTATCACTGCCTTCATTGACTCAAAAATTATAGAAAT